ATAAAAGCGTTACTATTTACTGTATTGTTTAACACCTAATTTGTCTTGTATTCGGTTTTTTGACGTCGATAATATTGGACATATCAATACATTTCATTCGAAACCGTTTCCGGTCCTACCCCCTCGGTTATATAGGGATCGTTAGTTGTTTTTCCAACTTATGTTAGTTAGATATGTAACATGTGTTATGTCGTTACCTAACTAACGGATGTTGCGTACCTAACTAACGCGTGTTGTGTGTGTAACTAACATGATATGTTGTTAGCCAGGTATCTAACGCTAGCATAACCCTGTATCATTATCACGCCAATAACAATGATTCAGTTGTAATCACCCGTATTATTAGAGCCTCACGCCACATTGTCACGGTGTCACATCGTACAGGTTATTCCTTGAACGTGTACAAGCCGATTACAGACGTTTAACCCGTTGACCCTGCATTAGTGCCGACTACCTGGGCTTTGCTGCTGGCACGTCTTGTGTGGCCTCTGGGAGGACGTGAGCCTCTGGTACTACGTCTAATACGGATTGATCGTTCACCTCGCTTGCTATTTGCTTCGTAAAACGTTGTATGTTTAACGTAAATTCGTTGTCAATCACTGCCTTGTCGGTATACGATGCGTACGTACGACCTAAGTCCTGTAGGTTTAAGCGGGCTAATGCCATGTCATTAGATTTAACAGCACTGTCGAACAATTGTTTGTGCATGTCACGTATATCTTGTATACTACTTAAGCTATTTGCTCTATTAGCTGACCTTGCTTTGGCGATTTCCTTCTTAACCCCAGCATTACCCAACACATGCTGTATACTATTGTTAGCCGTTGTTTCGGCGTATCCAGCCTTTAACGCCGACTGCATTGCGTTGTTATATGTATCAGCACCTAATGTAGTATAGAACGTTACGAAGTCTGATTGCTTTGCTGTTAGTTCTCCCTCTTTTACCATGATACTACCTATTACATTATATTTCTTTTAATTTTATTACCCATTAACCTGGTTTTCAGCTCATTACGGCCGATTATTGGTTGTTACATATAACGCTGCCTGCCTTAGTAGATCGGCATCATCATTGAATAAGCCTATCGCTTGGTTGCATTTCTGGCACAATAGACCTCTTACTTCGCCGGTCTTATGGTTATGGTCTACTGCTAGTCTCTTTTTGAACTCTACTTGATGTTTCTTGCATATCTTGCATTTGCCGTCCTGATTATAGTAGAGAGCATTGTAATCCTCTAAGGTTATGCCGTAAAGGAGTCTATATTGGCTATCCCTCCTTAGGTCACCTTGTCTCTTCGGGTTCCTGGCTCTATACTCCCGCTGAACTTGCTTGATGCATTCTTTGCAGTAACGAGCTCTCCCATCTTTAGATAACTTAGCCCTATGATACTCATTTAGGTCTTTATTCTTTTTACACTTAGAACATATCTTCATTGTTACTCCTGCAGTAACCCTGATTATCCTATCAGGAAGGCGGCTCAGGTAGCCGCTTTTCGGGTTCGATGCCCTATCCTGAAAATATTCTTATTTATTTTGCTTTTCTTTAAAGTTTTTATTTGACTTCGACGATAAGCAGTGTATAGTTAATGTATAACACTTAATCATCTTATCTTAAGGAGCTACACATGGATCACATCATAATGTTAACCGTCAACACGTTCTTACTAACCCTAACCGCTTTACTATGTCGTTAACGTTTAACCGGATACTATTAGCGTAGTGTCCGATTAACAGTTAATTATATATCATTTTATGAAAGGTTTTACCATGACTACAACACAACAGAGCAAGCAGTTCATATTCGATTACATCCTTGACGGCATTGATGGTGCTGGTTACGATGTAGAGCTAAACAGCGATAAAGACAAGATCAATTTCGTCATTGACTGCCTTAACGCTGAATATGGCTGGAAAGTCACAAGAGATGGTCAGTTCTCCGCTCTGGTTGACTGGCTAATGGGCCTGCCTTCAGCCGTGTCTATGGCTTATTCCTACCATGACATTATAAAGCTTGCAAAAGAGCAGGGTTCGCTCTCTCAGTACGCTACAGAGAAAGAGGAAGACACTATTTGCGATAACTACTGGCGTTATATGGCAATGCGTATCCTTGAACTACATAAGAAGCTTAATTAAAACACTTAACCCCTCGCCGGCGTGGTAGTCGGCTAGGATTTAATAGTTTTAATCACTTAATAAGAAAGGGTTTATAATGGATTACAATGAATACAACAAGCAATTAACCTCTTATAATAAAGCAATGTCAGAAAGAAAGTCTCTTCAGATGACCATCCGCATGAATAAAGTCTGGATAACTGGTGATAACAAGCGGTCGAATGATCGTAGAATTGTAATATCTGGAGCCCAAACAAGACTCAAAAACCTGGTTATTCCCGTTAAACCCCAAAAGCAATACGGTTTTTCTGTAACCACTGAAGACGAGGAATACTTTGCACCTACCACTAATATCCAAATAGCTACCATTTGGGCAGATGACGATCTGGATTGCCCGTACTCAATACAAACGAGCCGAAGGCAGATAACAACTAATCATCAAGGCTTAGTCTGGTAATTAACCCAAAGACCCGAACAAGTCTCTAAACTGTTCAAGCATTTAATAAAAGACCTGGCTTTCCAGATACTTTATTAAATTCTTATTACTCTATCGAAAGGAATAAAATGTTACATTACCCAAACACTACTAGTTATAAACAAGCAATAAGCAATAAGAGACAAGAAGAAAGATCAACCCGCCAAAAGCATCGTATCGTAAAAGATCGTCAATGGATCAATAATGGCACTGATAGTGTATTCTGCTATTCTCTCGTATTAGCGGGAGGTAGAGTATAATGGAATATAACGAGATCAAGAAAACAATACGCTATAGAATATATCGCTTCTTATGGGTTAAATGCCGTGATCTAAGTAACTGGTCCGGCAAACGATGTATTGCTATGCTAAAGAAAGCCGACATTAAGAATTAACACCTATTTCAACTTAATAAGAAAGGTATCACATGAAATCAGCAACCTACTACAAGAACCATCTCAAGACCCTACAGCACGGTCTAAGAACCTGTCAACCGCAAAATATAGATACTTATAAGAACGGTATCAAATTTGCTCAAAAAAAGATTAAGGAGCTAACCAAATGAACATTGATCCAAGATTTGAGGATGCCGTTAAGGAATATACACCCAAACAAACTAAATGGACTACGATTGAAGAGGGCAAGCTGATTGCTCTTAGGTCTAAGGTCGAATTGTACGAGAAAGCCCTAAAGACCATAACAAGACACGCATACAAGGGTATCGTAATGCAAACAGCCCATAAGGCATTATCTCAAGCTAAGGAGCTAACCAAATGACCTACATCGTAAGAACAAGAACCGGATTAACAAAGTTTAAGACTAGCGACAGAGACAAGGCAGACGCTAATTGCAATGAGAGCATCGGCGAGTATATTGTGCTAGTATTTACATGACAAAGAGCCTAGCGTTCCATATAAGCAAATCTGAGCCGTTCTGAGACGTTTTACGGTCTTATTGGTATAATAGTGCTAATACTACTAAAAGCCCTCAGAATGGCTCAGATTGCCTTGTATGGATTAGGCGTATCTGGGACGGTACAATCCATTGTATCTGCCACGATACCCCGCGCCTCTGTAACCGCCACCAGCAGACGCCAGAATAACGCCTGCAACGCCAGAATCGCTAACAAGACCATAAAAGTCTCCGGTTTGTGCTACTTGCGTCTCGATATTATATGCTAACAAGTAATAATCACTTGCATCACCCGTATTTAGTTCGTTCAAGGCCCAGTAGAAACCCGTGATATTACTGTCGTAATCTAATATCGCTGCTGCTATACTGTGAGCGTTGTAATTACTTTTTATTGCTGCTGTGTTTATTGCTTCGGATAAGTCTGTTGACCATGCTTCGTTTACTGTTGTTACGGCAGAGAAGTCTAGGATGGCAGTGAACCCAAATTTGCCTATATTAAACAGGTCATGCGCGTAAGCAGTCGCACCTAGGGTTAATTGCGTTGAATCTGCTACGTCCAATCCTGAGACTGTCGAGTCTGTTTCTGACAGTAACCCATCGGCATTTATCCATGCGTCTTCCAGGGTTAAAGCGTCAACTGTTAGGCTTACATTATGAATCTCGTTATCAGCTATATCGGCGTCTACATTCAAAGGACTAGTTCCAGTCCACTGGTATCTGCTTTGCGTATCAGACAAACTAATAGCTCTAAAAGAGGTGTTAACGCTAGTCTCTGCGGACAATAACCTTCCACTGCCCGTCCCTTTGGTTGCGTTATAGACTGAGACAATCCCAAACTTACCCCCCCGAAGTCCATTGAGGAAGTCATGACTTGTCTTTAGATCAATATATCCGCTGATTCCGTCTGTATCTAACCCCGCCGATCCACTGACCTGAGAATGAGAGACAGGGCCAAAAGTTACCGCTCCCGTTCCGATTGATTGAGGAGCGGAAGTAATCGGGGTGTAATCGTCAATGATACTGCCACTACTTATCCACGAAGGCCCAGTGGTGACAGTTACCGTCCTGCTAATAACCCAAGCCGAACCATTAAACCACAAGAAATATTTAGCCAGCCCACCAGACCCATTCGAGTGATTAAGTGTACTCCTATAGACTATCTCCCCGCCTGTCGTTGATCCCGTATCGAGGTACTTATCCGTAGGGCCATTATCTAAGCCAGCAGCACCGTCTGGGACTTGCGTGTCTGCTGTGAAGAATACTGAGTTAAGACTTGTTGAAGGCTTGAAATGCTCTACATATACTGCTGGATTATCAATTGTCAACGTGTCCGATGCCGTTGTATTTACACTTGCGATCTCGAAGCCATCGGTTAAGGTACTGCCCGCTACTAGATAAAAAGTATGAGTTCCAGGCTTAGTGAACGTACCTGCTACTCCTCCAGCTAATGATACGCTGAAGTTTCCGCTTGTTAGAGATACACCCGAAGCAGTAAAGACTACTTTATAGGTTGCTCCCTCGACTAAAGCTAGTGTATCCTGCTGTAGTGATGAATCCGCACCAGTGCTAATGTATGCAGCAACCCCAGAAGCAGAATCATTTACAAGCCATCCAGCGCCTTCAGTCCAAGGTAAACTGGATTCCATGTCACTACTTAGTATCAAATTAAGCATAAATTCCTCTGGCTGGACTATCTCCTGCCAAAAATCGTCTTGCCAGAAATGGTCTTGAAAGAAATTTCTTAGAAATATCCCTAAACCCATTATGTAGCGTCCCTTGTTATTGCAGACCTATCACCGTCAACACTTGCTGTCAGCGATAGCCTATTACTTAGTCCAGTCGTTAGGTCTTTAAATGTCAGCGTAGTCGTCCCGCCTCCATCAGAGTTACCAGTGAGTACTGATAGTATTAGTTTCATTGCTCCAGATAGTGATATTGCATTCCCGTCATTGTCTACCTCTTCGGCGAAAATAGAGTCTATGCCAGAAGCCGACAGGGTGTAACCTGTTTTATCGTTGTTGGTTGTTAGATTGGCAGTGGTTGTGACGCCAGCTATTGTGTCTCCTACTACGACATAATCATCCTTAGGTAGAGTTCTTAGTTCAAATTCTGTAGTGTTCGGTATGGCGGATACATCTGCTTTGCTTGCCGTTCTACTGGTACTATCCGTCTCTACTGGGTCTGTCACACTTCCTACCGAACCGCTTAAGCTGCCAGTTATATCCATTGTCTGGTTTGGTAGATTAATGTTAGATAATCCTGCACCGTTAGTGCCTAATGTAGATATAATACCGTCAGTGTCGGCCCCAATAGCCTGGAATGAGTCAGTAGTAGCATTGTATCCCGTAGCTACCGCTGCGGATGTTGACATAAGATGGGCCATAACCGTTTCATCTACTACGAATGGGGCTAAATTGCCGTCCGCAGCCACTCCAGTACTTACTTTTAATAGATGGTCTAGGTTTTGGGCGACTAGAGCATCATTAGCTTCGGTCTGTACCTCCGTCTTCATCGCAGCAGACATACCGCCAAGATTACTAAGCCCTACGCCATCAACACCTATTTCTGCGGTATCTTCCACTATTGCAGCAAGTTTTGTGCTGTTGTCGTCCATCTCTGTTCTATTTTCCGATGCCGTAGGTGCTGTTATTGCGTCATTGAGTTCGCTTACTAGCCTTGTTACCGTCTGCGTCGTATAGCTAATCGGTATACTGCCAGTTAAGGAGAAAGAGAATATGATATTAGTGCCGTTAGTATCCCCAGCAGCCAGGTCGATCTCCCATGCTTTACCAGCAGTATTATAGCTCGCAGCATTAGCACAAGTACCACCAGTTCCGTCTATTGTACGCTTACATACGGGAGTTCCAGTAATAACCTCCGCACCAGTAGTCGTGTTAATGAAGTGACCAATGCCAAACCCAGTAACTGCTGTATTTATTTTGTAGCTCATTACGCTACTCCTATTAAGTTGTTGTTATTTACTGCAAACCAAGGTTCAAATCCCGTCGCTGGCGGCACTCCCTGCGTTGCTGCCAATAGTGCTATGTCGTCTTTTTGCCATGCTACCCACGGGTTATCATATTGTTGTTTGATTTCTTCTGCTGATAACGCTCGGTCGTAAACACATGCGTTATGTATTGAACCATCGAGATCAAAACCACTTCCATCTGAAAATCCAGAAAGACGATCAATCGGTAAATAACTGTTAACGCCGAATGTGTTATCTGTACCAAGCAATTCCCCATCCCAGTACCAAGAACCTAGCGTACCGATTTTGACAAACGCTAATGTCACCGCCTTTGATAGTGTACGAGTTGGCGAAGAAATGGATTTAGATTCCGAAGAAAACTCACCAGTTTGAAGTTTAGTATGTATCTCGTCCGCGAACTCAAACACTTGAAATCCATATGGGTTTTGATTTCCATCGTAGTCGCTACTAGTGAAAAGTCTAGAACCAACGGCATTCCACTTCAGTTTCATAATTATTGTGAAGTTACTTCTTAAAACTACAGCCTTATTCAGGGCTACTGCACTTAATGTAGTTCCATCAAACGACAAAGCAGGACCATTATCACCTGCCACCCATGTAGCACCGTTATTTGTGCCGTGGTTGCCGTTGAGGGAGTAGTCGCTCAAGTCTCCAGAACCAAGCATCGGAAATTCGAGGACTAAGCCCTTGCGACTCGGAGTCGATTTAGGCTTACGTCCAAATGGTGGTTTTATTAGGTTGCTCATATTATGCGTTCAGATTAGTTACAATAGACATCCTCGTGCTTGAGGCCATATCGCAGTCAGTATCGACATTATTGTAAAGTACCCTAACTTTAGCTGCTGCTAGGGGGATTTCTACCGCCCACTGCTGCCCTCCACCGAATATTGAAGTGCCATTAGCGTGTGTGGCAGTAGTTACATCTGTAATAGTATACTCTCCCGCTGCTGTAGCTGCTACTGTTACCAGTTCTGAATCAGCTATAGTGCCGTCTTTAATGAGCAATCTATCGCCGATGCTGTCTGCTGCTAAAGCTACTGATAGTGTGGTCGTTGGTGCTGTAGCCTGTGCGTCTAAGGTTGTTGTGCTAGCTGTAATAGCGTTGCTCGTGAATGTGATATACTCTACCCAGAACTGGTCGGCATATGAAACCTCTACCGTGATTTCCATACCTACTTGAGCTACTGCCTCAACAGGTGCTACATCAATATACAAGAGAGTTGAGTAACTTTCGGATATATCAGTGCCACCAGAAGTATCGTCTCCAATCCTCATAGTGCCTGCTGAAATAACAGCCCATGAATCAATAACTTCTATACTGGTCGTTTTTACGGGTGTTCCCATTATATCCCCACATTAGTTGTAAGATAAGCGTCAATTTTATCTAAAATAGCACCACCAAGGGCTTCTTCTTCCACAAGCAAGGCATCTGCCGTAATTTTTCTCTTTGCAAGCTCAGTATTGATCTTAGCAACAATACTCGCACCCATTTCGATAGTAGTGTCTGTATCAACAGGGTAGCCCTTTACGCTTTTAATAAAAGGTGCGAATGTCGGGTCTGTATCGTCTGTGACTGTTACGTCTAGTTTGTAACTCATACGCCAGCCGTCGCCATCTCTGACTCTCTTGCGTTCTATTTTCTTATCAAATTTATATGCCATTGTTTATTCCTTCTATAGGGGTCTTCCATACATTATGGATTTATTTGTATTGTTTATTTCGTCGGATATGGCGTTCATGTGGGCGTCTGTGTCTTTTGCCCAGCTAGGTTTATTGGGATTGTTGTAGCGTCTTTCCTGGCGTTCCATGTATCGCTTGTAGTTGAGTTTGTGGCGTGTGGTCTTATTCATTTATATTTTTCCCACGACCTTACTTTATTACCACTAGTGAACTCTTTAGCTTGTTCAGCTATTAGCTTCTGTAATTCTAGTTCACCCTCTAGTTGTTTTATTCTTAGTCTTAGTTTAGTAGCTAATCTCATAGTAACCTTAGTATTTTTATTCCGGTAATGGTGGGTAAGCGCACTTCCCCCTAGTGATTCTAGGAGGAAATGTATGTTTATTCCGTTTAAAGGCGGTATAAGACTTACAACCCCATTCTATGCTCGCCATGATGCCCATAGAATTAAGCGACGGCTTATCGCAGCAGTGAGGATACGACCCGATAAGACTTGTAATACATAGGATTGTTCTAAGCTCCTATTGGCTATCCTTGTCTGCTCACAGCCCTAATGGGACAAGTTCCACTCTGAATAAGATGTCTTTAATTCCACGCCTAGGACTCGAACCTAAACAACTTGGTTAACAGCCAAGCGTGCTACCATTACACTAGCATGGAATGTTACCTCCCAAAGATACGCCGACTGGATATTTCCGGTCCTTGCGTGGGAGGTATGTTATATCATATTATGCCGAGCCAATTCTAGAAAGAGGCTGCGACATCTTTATATCTTGTTGTAAACTTCTATATCATCACCGATAGTCTCGGTATAAGTCCCTACGTCACCAGAAGCTAGCCTTTTATCATGGCTTTCTTGCTCTTCTAGTAGGAAACTGCCATCGGGATCAATAAGCCTATTCTTAAATGCCTTTTCTTCAGTAAGCCACTTACGAATTACGGCTCTGATGTCCTTCTTTTCCAGGAAGGCTACAAATCCTTCTTGATAGGCGTCCTCCATTAAATCAGGAGGAACACGTAAACCAGATATGGCTTGCCTTATTAGTTGTCTTGTCTTGTCAATGTCCATTTGTATGCCTCTCTATATATACTACGGTGCCTTAATGGCATGATTTTGGTTAACATTAGTATTTTTATCTGAAATAGTTGATTTTCTGGGCGTAATGCCTAGATTCTTTTTTATTTTTATTTCAGCTAACTCTAAAGAACTCTGGATTGCGGACACCGTCACGCTACCTACCTCGGCAATCTCACGCCATGTCATGCCATCGGCTCTCATTTCTACCCTTCTTCGTTGAGTTGGGGTTAATCCTTTGTATAGTTTGTCTGTTTTCACACTAATTCCCTCGCTAGTTTAGATTCTTTCATTTTAGTTATTGCCCGATTAAAGACGTTTAATACTGTAGATTGACTGCTCATACCCCACTCTTCTGCTATTTTGAGGTATGTCATTCCACTATATATACGACATCTCACGACCAAATGTTCAGTGAAATCGAGGTTTTCAAGCAATTTATCGACTAAATCGGTAGTTTCTGTACTGCTAGGGTCTATATATGCCAGTGCGTCTAGCTTGTCATTGCTAATGTCACTTAGTGATACGGTGTCTACTTCCGTAGTTAGCCTCACGGAGCCAACACGCCCCGACCTGGCTCGTCTGGCGTCTAACATGGCGTTAGTTATGGTCCTTGATAGCTGGTGGTCCTCACATCCATGCAGTGAACCCTTGATCCAAGCGTCCTGAACCATGTCATGTGCCGATTCCGTATTAAGTTTGATGCGGTGGGCTATTGAATACATTAGATTGGATACTTCTTCGTACTTTCTCATTGTGTTACCTTTCATTAAGTTAGTGTTGTCATTTATACTATACACTCTATTGGCGTTCTTGTCAAGCATAATAATAATTTATTTATTTTTATTTTACAATGAACATGGACGGCTGATTGGTCGTATGTTAGAGGTAAGAGTAATCGAAAGGAATAACATGGCATTGACAGACGAAGAGAAGAAAGAACGAAGGAAAGAAAAGCTTAGATCGGCCCATAAAGAGCGAATGAAAAACCCTAGTTATTGTAAACGACTAAGGGAATACCAAAAAGCATATAGAACAGCCAACAAAGAAGAAATCGAAGCTAAAGAAAAAGCCTATAGAGAAAAGAACAAAGAGAAAGTCTCGGCCAGAGCAAAAGCTTATAGGGAAAAAAACAAAGAAAAAATATCAGAAAGAAATAGAGAGCATCGGAATAAAAGCTGCAATAAAGTAAAACGCAAAGATTACCTTAAAAAGTATAGATCAAATAATAGAGATAAACTTAACGCCTACAGCAATGAATACTATCGCAAACATAAAGACGACCCCCGGCATAAGGCCATAAGGTATAAACTGGGAGTTAAGGCAAGAGCCGAATTGAGCGACGGTTACATAGGGCAAGTTATAACTCAATATAGCGATTTAAGTGCAAAAGACATCCCACAATCACTAATGGAAGCCAAACGGCTTGAACTACAAATGAAACGTTATTTTAAGGAACAGAACAATGAAAAATAATATCCCAGAAAACATGACAGAGTACCGGAAAATCATGCTAGAGCAGCACATGTCGGCTATTAAAGGCAATGTTCGTCCAGCCGACTTAATGGCCCAAGCTAATGTATACGGCAAGACCATAGCTGGATGTAAAGTACAGCTTGAGCATAGAAAGATGGTCGGAGACGATGAGCCTATAGAATTTCTTGAAGGAAAATAATAAACCACTGAACATCCATATCTAATATGACGTATGTTAGAGGTAAGAAACTAAAACTATTTGAAAGGAAACGAAATGACAGTACAAGACATCACAAAACGACTAAGCATCCCATCTGACGTAGTAATCAGCAACGTATGTGACTCAGTATCGGAAGCAACTGGCATTGAATGCGTATATAGCAGGGATGGATTTATCCCCATGACGGGCAAGCGTACTAGATGCTTCGGTATTGCTGTTGAGAATGCTCTTGAGGATTGGGCTAAGTAATGTTCTTCGGATTAACATGGCTAATGATATATTGTATAGTAAGAAAGGTTTTATAATGAGTACGAAAGCACAAATAGAACAAGTAGGTCGGGATATAGAAGCATTGATGGCTAATAAGAAGGAGCTTGAGGTTAAGCTTGAGGGCGAGAATAAGCCTGTGCTGAGGCATGGGGATTATGGATACAGCGTTAACTCAGGCTCAGCTATGGCTATGAAGAAATTCGGCACAGGCAGGCTTTCTAGGGTAAGTGACGCTTGTATTCATACAGTCTGCTGTGATGCCGATGATATTGATGGTATTGGTGATACCGATGAAATCGTTTGTGGCACTGGCATCCCATCTACCGTCCTAGGCAACATCTTCGACGACCTCACCGCCATGCAGGAGGATGTAACGGAGTTTGAGATGGAAAGCAATTATCATCCTAGTGAGGCAAAGATACAGGTTAGGCTAATTGGTGAGTGTATCCAGCTTTTAGATTACGATGGCAAGTGTATCAACATCTGGACAGAGTCTAACCCCGACTTTTTCAAGAATATCCGCCAGATGGAAGCAACAATGCAGAGGAGTAAAAAATGAAACTAACCCTACCAGAAGTATTGATAGTAACATTAGTAGCAATTGGGATATTTGTTGGCGTATGTAACCTCCGTAATCCCGTACAAGCTCCCGTAACGCCAGACAGTGGACTTGACGCCTTAATGGATGCTATTGAGTGGAAAGAGTCTAAATGCGACTCACAGGCTCGTGGTGACTTTGACGAAGAAACTAAGGTATACAAAGCAATCGGTGCATACCAGCTATGGAAAATCATGGTTAGGGATGTGAACAGGATACTTGGGTACGACTATTACACCTACCAAGACAGGTACGACAGAGTCAAAAGCCGTGATATGTGCGAGATATTCCTTGAGCATTACTGTAAGGACATGAGTGACTTCGACAAGGCCAGGTGCTGGAATGGTGGACCCAAGGGATATACAAAGGATTCTACTATTGAATATGGTAATGATGTAATGGATATTATGGAGGATCGAGCGAAATGAGTAAAGAAAAGAACCCATGTGAATTCTTTATGTGCCACGACTGTAGCGAATGTGATGCAGATACACCGTATGCGTTGCTTAAGTGGGTGTTAAATAAGGTTAGTGACTACGAGAATATGGACACTTATGGAGATGGTTATAAAGTCGCTGAAAAGATATACAATAGACTGAAAGGAATACAATGAACACTAAACTAATAAACCTAACAACCCAGCGAGTAAACCTAAGTATCTCTATTGTCGTGCTTCGTGACGAACTGGCCGACCTAATAGACGCACCAATGGACAAGAGGCTAGAGATAGTTCAGGAAATAGCCTACAATCAAGGCTTGCTCCATGAGATCGAGAATAACATTGAGATTGAAGAGTTAAATGAATTGTGGACAGAAGATAACGTATATATTAAAGGAGATTTAAAATGAATATAGACCCAAGATTCCAGCGTGCCTGTGAATCAGAAAGACTGAGGGCTACTAGGAAAGAAAAAGAGAATATAGGTCACGAAATAACATCTATCATACGAAGTTCTCCATTGTATCTGGCACGTAAAATTAAACAATACGCACATGAACAAAAATTAGAACTACTTGAAAGGCAATAAAATGAAGAAGCTAACACTAATCGCAGCAATCATCGTAGCAGTATTAACTATAACCGGATGTGAGTATCAAACAAAGACAGAACGTCGAATAGCGTGGTTCTGGAAGGGTGAAAATGGCGGAGATGTATACCGTTCTCGTGATGTCAATAGCTCATTCAGGGGTAAACGTAGCGGCAATGTAGTTGATGAATGGCTAAGACGTAACGTAAGCGATAGAGTAAGCCAGAAGGGTGGACGAAGATGATACACAGATATAACATATGCTTTGACGTTTCGATGGAAATTGAAGACGCCATCTGCTCGTCAGTAGAAGACCAAGTATGTCGTAAGGCAATCGAGACTGCATTAGAGAATCTACCAGGCGGTACATCAATGGACATTGACGATCACTGGGTGGATATTAAGGGTATTGATAACATTAGCGTGGAGGTATTATGACTACCTACGAGATGTACGACAGGATGAAGCCATTTCTAGCCACGACTGAAAATTATAGTAGGGCAGCTAGGAATGCAAAATCCACTAGATGGATTGAATTTGCACCAGAAGAAGAGCGTCCAGTAAAATGCCTTCTTCCTGTAAAATGGGTTCCTCCACATAAGAAGCTGTGGAATGGATGGAAAAGGCTAACGTACATGCAGTTCTGCGATGCGTACAAACTAGAAATGGAGCCATTATGACTCGCTCAGAACTACACCAAGCCATCCTAGACGGCAAGACCGACATCAAAGACGTTTCAACGAAGAAGCTGCGAGAACTCAAGGTAGACTTCGACATGGGCTATGAGCCTGACTTCTTGGAGTGGTTAGCCATCTGGAAGGAGTTAGATAAGCGTGAGTTTAAGCAGGCTAAGACGCAGGATGATGTAAACAGGATGCACGAGGCATTCAAGAAACGTAAGGTAAAGATAAAAAAAGATTTTTACTAGTGAACATTTGATATTGAATTGACGTATATATAATAGAAAGGTAGGATATTATGTACGAATGCCCAAACTGTGAGCACCAACTAGAAGATTGCAAAGATCAAGACTTAATGTATTGTCCTCAATGCCAAGAAGAATACCCATATGAAAGGGTCTTTGAAGCATGAGTATAATGCAATGCAATAAATGCGAGAAGATGGTTGATACGGACCAAGAGGATTATGATTTTGAAACTTTAATGTGCCAGGAGTGTAGCAATGAGCACCCAACAAGACCAAGACCCAGAAGCAACATACAGGCCGATGCCTGAGATTTATCAAGAATGTAAATGTATTGATTCAGAAAGGAAAGAGAAATGAGAGATAAACTAGCGATAGTTGGAATTGTTTTGGTAGTAGTGTTGATTGCGGTGTTACCGATATATGGATACGTAAATAACATCGTAGAGTTGTGTCACTGTGACTTCCAATCGCCAATGAAGGCAGAAGTCGTGCGTGGAGTAGGAATCGTAATACCCATAGTAGGAGTAGTTGCTGGGTATATTGAAATAAATGATGATCCAATTGAGAAAGGTACAAAATGAAAGCACCAGCAAGTAAACCTAAGTCAGACCCGTTTCCAGCAGGCACGCACAATGCAGTATGTTATGGCGTTGTTGACCTAGGCACGCAGGAAGTAACATTTCAAGGCGCTAAGAAGATGCAACGTAAGCTCCGCATCCAGTGGGAAGTGCCAGCCTTACGTGTCAAGTACACTAAGGACGACGTAGAACACGAAGGGCCAAAGGTAATCGGCAAGACGTATACGTTCTCTACGTTCCAGAAGGCTGCTCTGTCGCAACACCTCGCTACATGGGGTATCACTGACATCGAGACGTTCGACTTCAAGACGCTCATAGGCAGGTCTTGTATGCTTAATGTCGTACAGGCCGTAATCGAGGGCGGAGATACCATCTCGTACATCGGAGCAGTAATGCAGATGCCAGCGGGTATGCCTGAGATGAAGGTAGAAAACCCCTCGCTGTACTACTCCATTGACGAGCATGGCGTGAACATCCCAGAGAACATCTATGGATGGTTGATTGAGTCGATTAAGAAGTCTCCTGAGTGGGCTAAGTTGGGACAGGCGCCAGCGGAGCAGATGCCAACAGCGGAACCTGAAGTTGACTTGAGTAATGCACCGGATGATATACCGTTTTAACTTTAACCTTTCTGAATACGCCCCTGGCCGTAACTGGCTGGGGGCAGACAGGCATAACATGAATCATAAATTTCAATTCAACAAACTAAACGGCAAAGTCCAGATAGACGAAGCCACATCAAAGAGGCGTACTGAACTCATTAGCTCCCTGCCTGACGGTGACTATGAGATCATCATCCGCAAGCAGGTCAAGTGGGATGTTGATAAGATGAGGAAGTATTTTCATGGGCCTGTATTGGGGTTCATTGTTGAGCAGTTTAAGATCACTGGCAATATCTTTGGCAAGAACGAAGTCAAGATGATGCTCAAGGGTTTATTTGGCAAGTCGAAAGATGTAAAGACGGGAGTTCATACTACTGTAGTTCCATGCTCGGCATCTGAATACACCTTCGCTGACTACGCCAAGTTCCTTAAAGACATTAACGCATGGTGCATTGAATGCTTCCAGTGCGAATTACCTCCGTCTAATGAGGTGGAATAATGGCTAAACCTTTCAAAGCAGGACCGATGAAGACATGGCTGGACAGCCTAGCCCGTACAATAGTCAAGACAAGAGATGATTGGGAATGTCAGTATGACGGATGTGAAGGGCCAGTAGGCAACTTAGAGTGGCACCATGTAAGGTACAGGACGTTAAATCATCTAAGATGGGACTTACTTAATGGCATATCATTATGTGGAAGTTGTCACAGGAAGTGGCACAACGGACCAAAGCTTCAGGTGTGGTTTGAGCAGAGGTATCCAGATAGATATGATTGGGTATACAGCAAGCCCAGACTAGAGGGTACGTGGAGAGAGAGTGACTTCCTGGTAGTCGAGAAGATGCTATTACAGAAGTGTGTTGACCTTAATGTTGACCCGTACAAAATGGGTACGGCACACGCTAAACGATTGATTAAGAAATTAGAGGAGATGAAATGATTACAAGAAAACAAATACTATCAGCAGAGGGCGAAGAGCTAGATCGGTTGCTGGGGGAGGTGTTGCAAAATAGGTGTTGCCTTAGTTGTGTCAATTGCACAGAAAAGCCTCATGGGTGTTTTTCGTGCTTATCAAACGTTTCAGTTAAGTCACCTAAGGGGTGGATAACAAGGCCAAATGAACATTGCTGCTTAGATTTTGGAGCCAACGAAATCTCCCTAAACTGGGACAATGCCATGAAGTGGAGGGATTGGGCAGGCGACAACTATGGAGGGTGTGAATTTGTTAAGGGGTTACTGGCGACACTCGGTGTGGCATGGGAGCCAGCAGAAATAGATTTTACGGCTGTATGCGGGATATTTGCCATGAGAATAGATCCAGAACACTACCTCAAAGCAGCCGCCTTATGCAAGATAGGAGCAAAGACATGATATTCCCCTTAAAAGACGGAACGGAATGGACATTAACCCCAGAGCTATACGCATTATTCGATGAGCATTATCCACTTATTGATATTGACGTAGAACTAAAGAAGATGCAGACATGGCTTACTTTCAATGACAGTAGGCGTAAAACAGCCAGAGGAATGAAAAAGGCAATTAACCACTGGCTCGGCAATGAATCTATACCAAAGGCAAGACGTATGAAAGCACCATCAAATAAGATACCACAGTATGAGAAGCAAATGGGAACGTGGCTGCGTAGTATGAAGACTGTAAGCGACATTGAGAGCAATCAATCGTTCGTTACATTGCTGTCTGATCCCGATGTTAGGGCGTGGGCAGAGTCGGTTAATGTTCTTGTGAAGGAGGTATGATGAAGATACTAGTAGCTTGCGAAGAGAGCCAGGTAGTATGCAAGGCGTTCAGGGCTAAAGGGCATGAGGCTTATTCATGTGATATACAGGATTGCTCTGGCGATAAACCAGAATGGCACTATAAACGTGACGTATTCGATGTGATTAGTCTTGGTTGGGACTTAATGATAGCTCACCCGCCATGCACTTACTTATGTAACTCTGGCGTCCATTGGCTTCATAAGCAGGAGGGTAGGTTTCAGAAGATGGCAGACGGTGCTTCATTCTTTAATTACCTACTAAATACTAATTGCATTGACAAGATAGCAGTAGAGAATCCAATACCACATAAGTATGCAGTTGAGATAATGGGACGTAAGTACGACCAGATTGTTCAGCCGTGGATGTTCGGACATACAGAGCGTAAGGCTACCTGTCTCTGGCTCAAGGGATTGCCTAAGTTAACGGAAACAAATAACGTCAAAGAGGAGATGTTTAAATTGCCTAAACGAGAACAACAAAAACTGCATTACCTGCCACCGTCTAAGGATAGAGCGAAACTAAGATCGAAAACGTATCAAGGCATAGCCGATGCAATGTCAGAACAGTGGGGTACGCCATGAGTGAAGCCCACCACGCAGTATTAGGAAGTATGATTATCGACAATGAATGTATAGCAGAGGTAGCAGAGAAGCTGACCGTTGATATGTTCCCACTTGTAGACCGTCCGGTATGGTCAGCAATCGTGGCATTAAATGACGATGGGATGGCAGTAGACCTGCTTACTCTTCGTGATAAGATGGGTAAGGATGCCGACGTAGAGTACACGATTAAGGTAGCAGAGTCAGTAATATCATCGGCGTCAGCAACCTATTACGCTGACATAGTCCTAGAAACGCACAGGAAGGCTCAGATGGTACTTCTGGCAGAGGACGTAACCCGTATTACCAAAGGGACGGAAAACGCCTCAGATCAAGCCGTGTTGGCCGACAAGGCATTCCGTAATAGGACTGAGTTTGACGGTGAGGATTCCAGTAGAGTAATGCACGTCAAAGAAGTGGAAGTGTCGTTTGAACCGGAGAGTATTAAGCACCTAAAGACGCAATTCCCACAGCTAAATAATCAAATAATGGGCTTCGGGCCTACTGCTTTGATAGGCGTTTTGGGGTCGACTGGTATGGGTAAGACCTCTTTGATGATTGACTTCTTGTTGCATTTTGGGTTTTACGAAGAGATACCATGTGCTATGTTCTCGTGTGAGCTTACTAACCAGGAGAATATGCAGAGGATATGCTGTAATCTAGCCGACCAGAACTTTGTATCGGTAGCTAATGGGTATTGCACTTCTGACGCAAAGGACAAGCTATACCAGAAAGCAGCCGAGGCATACACTAAACCCATTTACCTCAACAAGACACCGGGCCTTACTCCGTCTGATCTACGAAGAAAACTGACATCATTGCATCGAAGGGAGGGTATACAGATTGCATTTGTTGACCACTTGCATAATATGAATCCAGGCAGGAAGAGTGAGGGAAGACGTCTTGACCTTGCTTATATGGTTAAGGAAGTCAAGAATATAGCAGTAGAACTAGAGATTCCTATTGTTATAGGTATACAGGCTAATAGGGAGCCAGCCAAAGACAAGAGAGCACCTACGCTGTATGACGCACAAGACTGTGGTGAGATCGAACAGTCACTCGATAGATGTCTGATTCCGTTCCGTCCATCTAGGTATGGCATGGATGGACCCGACACTATAGCTGAAGTAAAAGGACGTAACTGCGGAACTGGTGCTATTGAGGTTGAGTTTATTGAGGACTACTCTAGCTTCAGGCCGATCAAACATAACCCATTTTAAGGAGACATTGTGAATTGTAATTTCTACATTCCTATCGTATTGCTTGTTGTTTTATTTGTTATACTAATTGTAACTTACATAGACGGGAGAAACTAATGTTATACAAAGGCGATTGCTTACAAGAAATGAACAAGATACCGGACAGGTCGGTGGATATGGTTATGACCGACCCGCCTTACGGCACTACAGCCTGCAAATGGGACTCAATAATCCCCCTAGAACCGATGTGGGAGCATTTAAAGCGAGTCATCAAGCCTAACGGTGCTATTGTTATGACAGCCAGCCAGCCATTCACCACGACCCTTATAGCGTCTAATATGAAGATGTTTAGTTACTGTTGGGTGTGGGAGAAGAGTAAGCCTATCGGCCATCTAAACGCAAACCGGAAGCCAATGAATAAGCACGAGGACATAGTTGTGTTCTCGGCAAAGCAACCAACCTATAACCCGCAGGGACTAAAAGATATAAAGCCTCGCAAAATAACAAGAACCAACAAGGGCAGTATTTACGGCAAGCAGGCTGGAGTCGGGTCGGTTCAAAAGAAGACTGGCTACCCAAGAAGCATTATCCAATTTCAGTCCCAGAACGGCGAACTCCACCCCACCCAAAAACCAGTAGCCCTTATGGAATACCTAATCAAGACATACACCAACGAGGGCGAGACTGTGCTTGACTTTACAATGGGATCAGGGACAACGGGCGTGGCCTGCGTAAATCAGAAGCGGGAGTTTATCGGCATTGAAATGGATGATAAGTATTTCGACATAGCAACTAAACGTATTGAAGAATCCGCTAATAGATTATTTTAATTTAATTTAGCACTGAACATTAGATGATGAATTGACGTATATATAATAGAAAGGAAGTGAAATTATGAAGTTTTTAATCGAAGTAGACTTAGATGGGTACGATGATGTTAAGCAGTACGAAGAGGCATGTATTGAATGCGTCAGCAGTGCGATGTCTGATTATTGTCATGCTGAAGTAACTATACTATGGAATGAAACGCTAGATAATGAGGGTCTCATATGAAAATAACCCCAATGAAACCTAATGACTTCTATTATAAATGGGAGCCAAATGGCTGGCCCGCTATATCGCAGAATAAGAAAGAGAAGGCTAAGTATATGAGGGACTTGAGACGTGTCGGTCAATGGTACTTGCTTAAGGATAAGTTTAAGTCGGAGATATTCTAATGAACCTACCACCAATCGAAGACGCCCCACTAAAGACATTCAGCCAGTGCGGTGAGTATTATGACGAGAAGAAGTATCAAAAGAAATTACTATGGACTGGACCTAAACCTGAAAGGGAAGAAGATGAATAAGACGTTACTGTTTCAGGATAATCACGCACCATTTCACGACAAGAGAACTCACGATCTATTGCTTGGATTCATTGAGGAAGAGCAACCCGATAGCATCGTAATACCAGGAGACTTCCTTGACTGCTATAAGATTTCACGCTTCAACAAAGACCCAAACAGGAAGATTACTCTACAGGACGAGATTGATTGTGCCTATGAGTTACTTGTCGAAGTAAGGGCATCCGCTGGGACTGACTGTAAGATAACGTATCTAGAGGGAAACCACGAAGCAAGGTTACAGAAGTATCTCTGGTCTACAGCACCCGAGCTAGCTAGCCTTGAATGCCTGTCTATTGATGGATTACTGTGGCTTGATGACCTAGACATAGACTACGCCCAGAGCATTGAGCTTGGCAAGTTCCATGTCTATCACGGCTCATTGGTTCGTCAGGAGGCTGGTTACACGGCAAAGGCAGAGTTCATTAAGAATGGATGCTCTGGTCTATCTGGTCACACTCACAGGGACGCTAAGTATACTAGACGTAACCGTAGTGGGCATCATGTGTGGTTCGAAAACTTTTGTATGTGTGACCTAGACGCTGAGTACATCAATGGTATTGCCAACTGGACGCAGGGTTGGAGCATGATGTATGACATAAACGGCAGACAGTACGTAGACCAGATACCAGTGATAAACCACAAGTATATCTGGAAAGGTAAAGAATATAAATAATCCGAAAGGGTACGAAAATGCTTATGACACTACTTATATGTGGTGAATACTAGGTAATTAACAATAAATACATAGTAAACAACACCTGTCGGGACTATTGAAAGGAATGATATGAGAGAGATAAAGTTTAGAGGCAAGCGTTTATTGGGATGTGCCAAAACTATGATATATGGTGACTTGGCCAGCGAACTAATAGGGAGCGGTAGCAGACTCCATGTTTATATATTAGACGGATGCAAAAGTTACCCTGTTAACCCAGACACAGTAGGGCAATACACTGGCCTCAAGGATAAGAATGGCGTTGAGATATACGAGGGGGACGTAGTTAAGGGTTACATCGATAGCGAAGACGTTGCTTATGAGCCACCTCTCCATGGAACAGATAAGCTATATGGGGTAGTTAAATACTCAGATGGAGCTTTCAGGGTGAAAGATGAGCACGGAATGATGAGAGTTCTCGACATTCAGGGCCAGTACGAAGGCATCGAAGTAATCGGCAACATACATCAGCACCCACATCTATTGGAGGCGAAATGAGACGAGCAATACTATCATTTGAATTGCCAGAAGACAAGAACGAGTATGACCTCTGCAACATGGCACGGGAGATGCGATCTACATTACGAGAGATTGACATCTACCTGTTTGACCAGATCGAACATGCAGGACTGACTGAAGATGCAGAAGCTATTGCCGAACATGTTAGATGTATGATAAATGAATTACCTCTTGAAAGGATTGAATAATGAAAAACAAAGGCAAAGTAATACCATTCGACAGCGACAAAGCATCATCAGCGATAATAGGCGGGGCGGGGTCGATAGTAGATGGACATGGACCAAATATTACAGCAGGAGAAGATGGTGTTTTATATGAACTATCGACAGGTGGAGGTGAGTCATTAATAGAGACCAATGACAGAGGCGGCAAGCAGTCAAAGATTAAGGGCAGGATGACAGAAGTGCCACCCTTGGCTCTTATTGAGGTGTCTGCTGTGATGGGGTTGGGTGCATCAAACTACCCCAGAAGCGAGGACGGCGTTCCTAATTGGTACAACATCTCATGTGCCGAGAACATTGACCACGCTATGGAGCATGTAGCTAACTATCTCGTACTAAGGAATGATATGACTGGGCAGTTCTGTTCGCTAGAAGACATGCGTGAAGAACTATCTCACGCTACTGCACGTATGATGATGGCAATGGAACAGTTCATTAGGGAGGAAGTGTGATGCTAGAAGCGAAGACAGCAGTAGAGCAGTACTACTCAGACAGGTATGATGAACTCAAGGACATCCTTGTTCGTAACATAGACGACTTTGAATACGCTTTCACTGATTACGACGGAAGTTACGAGGAACATGAAATGCCTGTAGGTGCGGCTAACCCAGACGGCTTATTCATAGCACTCAATGAAATCAAGAAGATAATAAACAAAATCGACTAGGAGAATATTATGCAACAATTATACATCTGTCACGAAATAAGAGGAGCAGCAGGCGAAGAAGCATCCGAGGCATTCCAACGAGGTAACATCAGTAAGGCATGCGAGAAGGCACAAGTCCTTATTGACCACTTCCAAGAGGTTGATTGGGTAGTCCCTCACGCTAACGAGATCGTTAATGAGTTGTATTTCCAGGGTAAGGTGTCGGGAAGTGACATTATCGAAGTGGAATGTGGTCTGATTCGTTCCCGATATGATGGCATAGTGGTCATTGGAAGCTACTACTCTAATACTGGAGTTGCTGAGGAGATAAACGCAGCAAGTAGCTCGTTCAAGTTTATCCACTTTATGAATGACGTAATGGAAGACGACCGAGCCGAGCTTGCAGAGGCTATTAAGGAGTGGGAAGAATGAAAACTCATACGTTCTGTGGCAGGAAGTACAAGATAGAACTTGACCCCATTGATGGATGGTGTGACCAGCGTAAGATGGTGCAGCAGGTATGGATCATGCGTGACCTTAAGACTAAGGCTGGACTTGAGACTGCTATACATGAGGGCTTACATGCCTGTCACTGGAACGCATCAGAAGAGAATGTAACACAGACGGCGTATGACTTAGCTCGCTTCATCTGGCGACTTGGCTACCGTAAGACGGATATATCGTAATGAGTAGCGATATGAGATGCTCCTGCGGTCGCGTCGCCGAATGGAAAGGCGATCTATCAGGCGAGCCAGAATGCTTCGAGTTAATCGACCTAAGACGCCATGAGAATGACGATAGGATAATATGGAAATCTAAATATCCTGGCGAGAAGGCTAGGCACGAAGTGGCAAGTAGGCATTTAATTGGAAAGGAAATAACATGAGTGGTAAAGAAGTAAAAGAACGCATCAAGGCAAACGCCTGTAGACATTGTGGTGGATGGCTTGCTATGGTACATGAGCTAAATAGGAAGATACTTAAGTTAGAAGAGAAGAACCTCAAGCTAACTAAGGAAGTTAATGATCTATTACAGAAAGGTATGAAATGAAAGTGTATACAGCTAAACATAAAGAAACAGGCGAGCTATGGAGAGGGAGGCAGGTTATATATGAAAACAAAGGTGGCCTTAAAGCATCAATGAAGACTTGTAGATATGGAGCAGAAGTGAGTGAGTATGATATATACGAGCATGACCTCGATAATGGGAGGATTGTAATATGAGACTATACGACGTACCAGTAAACTCAAAGATAAAGATAGACGATACTGTACTGAACTTTAAACACCTAGACGGCATGTATAGCCTGTGCTATACGGAAGATGGCAAGCCAGTTCATCCAGCTTGCTTTACTAAATGTGAAGTTATTGAGGAGGAGGAATGATGAAGGTAAATCATTACTTGCATTCAGATAAAGAAACTAATTACGAGCTAGGCCAAGAGATAGGTCTATCCGAAGATGCCCTACGGAACTTCAAGTACTGCCTCTATGAGGTTGAGTTTGAGCTGGAAGTGGACGAGAATGGTGAATATGAGATACTCAAAGTAGACGGAAGGGAATTAAAATGAAATACCATAGCTACTCACCCACCCTAGCCAAACTACACGGCAAGAAGACAGGATGGGTTGACAACCTAATAAAGATGAGGTCAGAATTTACACACACGGAGATACAGTTTAGCGAGCGTTATGGGGGTATCTCATTCTCCGCTACAATGGCCGACAGTTGCCGCTGTGCGAGGTTTAAGATGATAGGGTACACTCACCCAGAGAGATGGCTTACAACGTCCCTATGCGTCTCTGACGAGCTTGAGGACGCTGTCTGGAGTAAGTGCTGTGAGATGGCTGACTTAGACCCCATGTTCTACGAGCTTCGCAGGACTATGCGTAGAGTCATAGCTAAGGACGAGCTATTCTTCAATACTAACGCCCTCAAGTACGACCTCGCTCAAGTATCATTGGGTTTCATCAGTAAGTGGAGGATTAAACGTGGGAATAAGACTAAGGTATTCTGTACGGAGAGTTGCTTCATTGCTTTGATGGAGGCGTGGCCTGAGTTGCTTGACTTCTGGTCAACCATACCAAAGGATGGCTTAAAGAGGTATAGACCAGATGAACTCACTCCACTATTGGGTGATATGATAATACGGAACTTTGCGAGGGGAATGAAATGAAAGACATACAAGATTTACTAGATAGGATTATGCTGTCACTTAAGAAGCACGACTCGCTTTCTAACATAGAAAAGTCATCTTCCAATGATGGTATGAATATGTACCACAGGGGCAATATCAATGCTTACAATGACGTTGCAAGTAAGCTGGTAAATTACTTCGGTTGCGAAGTCAGTCCGTCTTCAATCTCAACGTCCGAGTAATGGGGTCAACTTCAACCGCAATAGACTGAGCATTGCTCGATACGTTCCCTGCTTTGATTTCCAACACATTAGGATCGCAGAGCAGGGAACTGTCTTGCGCCTTGAAGTCAGTGAATACTCCCATGAAGAAGCCGTTGTCCGTCCACGCTACCCGGCAGCCCGCTATTGGTGAACAACCGATTATAGATAGTAATAGTATACATGTTAGTTTCATGATATGCCTTATAAATAAAGCCCCCCACCGTGAGATGAGAGGCCGAGAGGAGAGATCAGAATAACTCTGATTAAGATTTATTTTGGTTTAGGTTTAGGCTTGGGTGTTGATGCTGGCTTGGGCTTTGGTTCACCCAGTTTACCCTTGACCTTCGGCTTTAGTTTCTTCTTCTTTTTCTTCTTTAGTCCTACTGGCATTATTATCTCTCCCATTCTTTAACAACATTATAAATTTTCTCTACATTATTTTCCATGTTACGCATCCATTCCTGTTGCACTCCCTTTGTGGTAGCTACTTCTTGCTCTAGAGCATCCATCCTATTGTCTATATTCATATAGATAACGAATAATCCTATTATCGCCCCAGCAATCGTTGATATTATCTTTAAGCTCGCTGATGTCTTACTTAGATTGACCTTCATTGTTTCCGTCATGCCTACTCCTCTACTTTCGTTGCTATACTAGTTGATTGCGTTGGTATTATTTATCTTTTTTTCGTTCACGCCTGAGGTGTGCGTTCATCTTTAGAACCAATGACGGCAATATCTTAGAGCCTTTAGGTAGCCTAACTCCAGCCCTTAGCAGTGTATTGCCACTTCTGGAGCCGGACAATAAAGCGAACACTGCCGGAGTAAGAGCGACAGCACCACCAGCCCCTATAGTAACGAGGTCGTCCTCACCTTTTAGTCCTGACGCCGCTGTTAAGGCTCCTCCTATTTGCACACTCCTAACAAGAAACGCCAAGTTAGACCTCTTAACACCCTTCTCTTTTGCTATTCCACGCACAAGCCTAAGTGCCTTAGCTTGCTCTGGGCCGAGTAGTTCTTTAGTAGCCTTTGGACCGAACTTGGTTATGTTATTTTCTAGTGAGTCTGTTATCAGCTTACCACTGGCATCAGTTGATCTGCTTACTAAATCTTCCAGCCACAAACGCTGTAATTTACCCCAAGTCTTAGTCCCTTCTTTATTTACCTTGCCTCTTATTGTCTTAGTAAGCGTATTCCTTACATTCCTTATATTGTCTATTCCTTTATCTGGGAATAGTTTTTCGACTACAGCAGCCTTCCTTCTTGGGTCTGTAAGTCCGTCGATTATCTTAGATGGGAAAGCATCATTGAACGCTGTCTTGCCAGCACTATAGGCACTCTTTAGGTTAGAGTGAAGCAATCTGACTTCCTTACTAGCACCCTTTACAGTCTCTGGATCGAGTAGTGCCTCTTCAGCTAGTGAACCAAGCCTCTTGGCTAGTCCATCGGCTACGTCACCGCTTACTTGCAGGCTCTTGACCTGCCTAAATAGATTCCTCTTAATTCGCCTCATTCCAGCGAAGCTGACCTTGTGTGGAAGTAGATCTACTTTACTAAGAAGACCTTGAAGCTCGACACTTCCGCCTATATTAGCAATCTCATCTAGCTCAAACAACTCTTTCTCTGCAAACTCCTTAAGCCCAGCAGTGCCGACTGTAGCATTCTTAGTGAGTTCGTCTAGTTGACCCCACGCTGGCCCCAAGACCTCCTCGAAAGAACTGTCAATACCCTTGATACTCCTCGACAGTGCGTCTGCAACCATGTCAGGCTCAAGCTTGCCGACGCCTTCGGATAGGTCGCTTGCTATTATCTTCATCATCTTATTTAATGCTCTATCGGCTGGTTGGTCTACGAACGCCTTAAAAAGCTCTTTCCCTTCTAGGCTATTTCTCGATGCAGACTCAAGGAATTTTATGATACCTCTTTTGTCTAGTTCTGCTGGAGAGAATTTACCGCCTAGTCTAGCGAACATACTAGACATTGCGGCAGCTTTAGGGGCTATCTTTTTAATTATAGGCGAGAAAGCAACCTTACCAACTTTAGCTATAGTCCCACCAGCTAAATCCCACAGACCTTCTTCTATACCAGCCTCTCCGGTTTCAACAGAGATGTCTTTCACTAGGTCAATGAACTCTTTCTTGCTTGCCTCCTCTTTCTCTTCTGGAGAACCAACAAGTAGGCCTACTGATTCACCTAGCAACTCACCGCCAGCACCTAGTACTGCTGCACCTGGAGGGCCACCTAGTATACCACCTACTATAGAGCCAGCCAGTCTTGGTCCCTCTGTCAGTACTGTTCTGATTCTACGAACCGTAGCTTCATCCTTTTGCTCTTGAAGCTCATTTCTCGCAGTTTCCTCGGCCTTGACTTTGCCTTCTTCCTCCCTCTCAGCTACTAAACCCCTAGCCCTACTAGCCATTTCGATTAGTTCTGGAGTCGCTTGTGGGCGTGCTACGCCTCCGTCTGGTTGCGTGCTGAACGTCTGATGTTGCTCTTGTAGTTTGCGTGCAATGGCTGCCTGTATTTGCTCGTCCGTTACGCCTCCCCGTGTAGGAGAGGATTGCTGTGACTTCTTCCTTGCAATAGCCGCCTGTATTTGTTCGTCCGTTACTGGCATCTCTGGACTCCTATAAGTTCTGTAGCTGCTCTAATGTTAAGTTGTCTAAGTCTTGCTCGACGATTGAATTTCTATCTACGGATTCTGGAGGAGTTGACATATTTCTTAACTCCTGAAGGGATGGTATTCCGGTCTGTTGCTGAATTGCGGGCGAAATTGGTTCTGCCTGCTGGACCTGTTCTTGTTGTACGCCTTCGCCTATCTCTATATTATCTAGCCCACCAGCATTGTTTAATTCTGCCTTTATATTGTCTTTCGTTGGCTCGAAACCTTTATCTCTAATAGTCCTCATAATCTTATCGAGTCTCATGGCATTTTCTCGCATTGACCTCATCTTAGCCATAAACGAAATATCTGAGTCCTTTTCAGGGTCGATAGTAGACTTGGCTATCTCCTTAAACTCTTGCATACCACCAGCTACACCAGTTATAAATTTCCTGAACTTAAGGAAGACTCTTTTCGAGTCAGCAAAGAATTTAGTCTTTCTGTCTAAGAAGTCCTGTCTTGCCGCAGATGGCGTTACTCCGAATTTCCTAGCTCGCTCTGTTATGAATGCCGAGAATTTACTGTCTCCTAGTGGGTTCTTAGGGTCAAATGTAAGGAAGAAGTTTGGGTCAAAGTCGTCTTTAATAACATCCAATTCTCCTACAGTAGACTGAAGGTCGATCAAGTCCTTCTCTATTTTTGCTATAGTCGGCTTCGCTACCGTTTCCGGCGTAACTCCTTGTTTTATTTGAGTAGGGGTTGCTGGGCCAAGTTCCCTTATAACGTTGCCCTGTTCGTCCTGTAGTTGCTGAATGAATTCACCTGTCTCTGGGTCTTCTACTACTCTTAAGCTAGTCTTGCCCGCAGCTGCCTTGTTCTTTAGATTCTGTATAGCAATTGCCTGCTCCCGTTGTTGACTAAACTGCCTCTGCTGACCTAGTCCCTGCGTCAGAAGCTGTTGTGCTGCTGGATTATCTACCTGTGGAGCCGGACCCGTTCCGCCTGCTTGGAAGAACTGGTTGACAGAGGCTATTTGGTTTGCCTGCTGTTGCTTCTGATGCCTAGCTGCCTGACCTTGGATTATACCCTGCAATGCAGCGGCAAGTCCTTGAAATTTATCTGGTCTTTGTATTACTTGTACCATAATTGTTCCTTATCCGAAAAAGCTACCTAAACCTGGGATTCCGCCGAGAATATTACTTATGCCGCCCGCTCCCTTTTCAGTTCCCGCAAACGCACCTAATGCACCACCCAGCACGCCACCTAATCCACCGCCACCCTGCTGAGCTACGTTCTCAAATGCCTGTGTGCCAAGTGCTAATGGCAAGAGGTTAAGGAATTGGTTATTGCTGGCTTGACCTTCTTGGAATTGAGCCATTAAAGCATTCAACTTCTGCTGCTCTAAACTACGCTGCTGTGAGCCGAAACCGGCCGCTCCGCCTAGTAACCCCAATCCAGCCTGTCCTGCCTGCTGAGTTAACGCTAGAGGCGCTCCCGCGACCTGTAATGCCTGCCCTATGCCTTGCTGTTGTCTATTAAGCTGAGACTGCTCGCCTTGGTTCAGTAGTTGACCCAATTGCGAGGAAAGACCTAGCGACAGGTCACGCCCAGCATTAGCGACTGCCTGTGGTGCAGCCGAACTACTCACGGCATTAGCACCAGCAAACCTTTCCAGAATAGAAGGAACCGTTACGTTCTCGAAATTCCTAACGGCGGCATCTCTTGCTGGAGCGAAGTTTGATATTGTAGACTCTGGATCGAATGGCTGTAGAGTCTGAGTCAGAGCCTCTTGTGCCTGACCTAGTGCCTCTGGTAGCTGTGTTCCGAAGCCAAACGCCTGTTGAGCAAGTGGGACTGCACCGCCAGCAGCACCGAACGACTGCTGTTGCAATGGAGATAGACCTGCTACCCTATTCCCGCCAAAAACTGGGCCACCTTGACCTAGTTCTCCGCTAAGTAGCTGAGTTAGTTGGTCTAGTAGACCTGACTGCCCCTTGCTAAGAACCGACTCTTGGCTAATATCAGTCCCGCCACCATCGCCTAGATACCTAGCGCCTATCCCACCCAACATCGGTCGTCTACCTGCATTTGGATCATAATTCATCATTCTAGTTCAATCTCCATAATTGCTTGTCTGCTGATTTTCCACCCAAGCTCCTTGCCTTGTTTTTCAAACGCATTAGGTCTGGTTGTGTGGAACTTAATTTTATTGTTTATTTGCTGCTCCGGAGTAGCACGTTTATTAAAGGAATCTATTTCCTCTTTAATCTTACCGTATGCCTTCTTGAGTATATTGCCACCTTGGTAGTCCTTATCAATCGTCATTGCCTTGATATGAACGCACTTCTCTAGTACGTCAAGTGACGCCCACATGAACCCCTTAATCTTGTGCTTGTCGTTTATAGCGACATACAAAAGGGTCAATGGTTGTTCTGCTGCTGCTTTACCCCAGAAGTATAAGTCCTTGGGGTCACACTTTAGGTCTTTGAACTGATTGAAAAGGTAAGCCGGTATTAGGTTAAAATCTCTCGTTCTTACGAACTCTAAACTCTCTGCTGTCTTCATTGTCTCTCCTATGCCTTATCTCTCTGTTAGGTCTTCTTACTCTAATTTCCTATATCCTTCGTACTATCTTATTATTCGTATAATACTTAAAGTTACATCTTCGACTACGTAATTTTGAGTGCTTGTGTCGTTAGTGATCCACAATTCAATTGTATCATCTACCTGAAGATTAACTATCCCTGACAAGCTCACGCTACCTTTATCTCCTGCACCTCCTGACATTCGCCTATGTGCATGTACGTTTGCAAACTCGACACTATCGTTGTTTTTGGCTACATGAATATGTAAGGTATTAGCTGAACCACCCGCACTTCCAACTGCCATTGAGCAGGTAATCATATACCTGCCTGCTTCAGTTATTGTTATATCATCACTAGTATGGTCAGGAGTGGTATTGTTACTCTCTCCGTTAGTGTCGAATATTGTAACCTGAGTAAATGTCCCTATTGTCGATATGACGGTTTCTGTTACGTTGTCTTCTGTGTATATTTCGCCAAATGGAGTAGGTTCGTTTTCCCATCTTGTATTTGACGCATTCCATACAAGCTTGTCTGTGTCAGATATACTGTCTACGTCTACATCGCTAAGGCTATTTAAATTAGGTATTGAAGTCTGAATAACATAAATCTCACCGCCATTGGCACTGTTCGCTATTGTAACAACTCCAACCAGATAAGTTATATTAGGTGCTATTGGAGCGGTTGTTGTAAACCCTCCACCTACTTCCAAATATACAGGCAATCCAGCAGCTACAGCAAATGTAGTATCTATATCTCTAACGAAACCTTGCGTTACTACATAACCTTTTTGTGAGCCAGGAATGTCTTCAGTTGTTACAGCAAAAGTCCTAAGCCCTACACCTCCAACAAAGTCTGCATCGGCTGGAGTTATTTTTATATTTGTCCCAGTAGCCGAAGATACATAAACAGGAGTACCATTAGGGATAAGATTAACGGTATCATTAGTGACCCTAACAAGCATCTCTTGCCCTATCTGGAGATTTACAGACCCGCCTGGCATCCCTACTTCAAGAGTACCATCGTCGCTATTCCACTGAAGACGACCTTCTTCTTGACCGTCCATATAAGTTATATCAAAGTCAATATACGAAACAGGACCAAACCCAGGAGCGAACTCACCAGTATCAATGAAGAACCCAAGTAGCCAGTTAATCCTCGTAGATATTGTCACATACAAGGAATTAAGCCAATTAGAGAAACTAGTTGAGTATAGCTGGAGGTCATTCTTACCCGAAGCGTCTGGAGGCTTTACTGACTCCGTTATGTTTTCCATTGTCATACTTGCCTACCTCCAAGATCAAAGTAAGGTACTATGGCGTGGATTTCAGGATCATCTGTGGATGTGTTATTCTGTATGCCTATTTGATGGTAGTTAGATACCGCTCCAGAGTAGACCCTCTTCCATGTCTTGTCTCCGTCATCTACGCAGTCAATAGTCTCAGTGAGATATGCCGTGTTCTCTTGGTTCAAGAATAGGCTTATATCAATGGTATTACTTGAGTCTGACGTAACGAGGAAGTCTACATAGCCTAGCCTAACACTAACTCCCTGTGCGGTAGCTGGGTTAAGCTGGATAGTCTTCATATTAAAGTCTATCTTTGAGTCGCCGTCAGCAGATGTTACGTTGTATTGGTATACCACACCGTTCTTATCGCCAAATATCGTTATTGGGAATCCAGCCTGAAGTGACTTGTCATCGAATGATTCATTGATAGTGTCTAGTATCTCTTCTATATTGTCAAGTATTAGGTCTGAGTTTACTACGGTCTGTCCAATTGAGTGTATTGGTAGGTCGTATAGAGAATAAGAATTATTGTCAAAATTAAGAACGATCTGAGAATCTGGGAATCCATCCGTGTTCTCTGGTGATACGAATGTAAATATAGCTTCGTTAGTCTCGTCTATACGAGAACCGTATGACAATTCAGCCTTATCCTGTTGGAAGTTAAGTATCTCTCTTGGTATTCGTTGGTCAAGGCCGAATACTGCTGTAGATGTCGCACCTAGCATATTGAATTGACCTGGCGTTGCTAGCTTGTCTGTGAACGTAACAACGCCAAACGTCGAAGGAGAGCCCTGAAACTCAGAGATTCTCTCCCACCTAAACGGAAGTACCGTATCGCCCGTGTATATTAGCTTCCACACAGACGACTCAAAGAACACAATCAAGTCTTCATTAAGGAATCCAGCGGATACGATTATCTCCTCGGTAGGTGCGTCTACGAACTCATCCGACCACGTAACAATACCACCAACAGACACATCAGACCATCTTGCTCGCTGGAAATGTACCGTACCGCCCTCAGTAGTCCTTAGTATCATTACACGACTCTTGTATATGAATATCATCAATGCCGTGTCAATGTCATTGCCCGTCTCTTCATCGGATAGGTCTATGTCGTAGTCTTCTAATACATCACCTTCGTATAACTGTATTTGATCTGCATTGTTTGTTATGTACATCCTGTCTACCCAGTTCTGTGACCAGAAGAAGTCGGATTCGTCTCCTGAGAACTCAGTGACGGAGTTTCCATCCTTGAAGGGTATCTCATTGAATATCTCATTGTTCTCGTCTAGCTTGAATGCCTTCTCGGTATCAAATCTAAGGAGAGTTGGGTCATTACCTACTAAGTAGTTCGGTAATCCCATGACTGGTCTGTCTGGTGCGTTAAACCTGTAGCTAGCCGTTATATTAGAGCCGTTAGGGGGTGCTGTGTCGAATGTGAGGCTGTATTGGCCCGTTAGGTAGTTAATGGTCCCAGACCCGCCCAAGTCGCCTGTGAGCGTCCCTACGCCGTCGTCAGTGAACGTCTCAACGCCATCTGTGATTGTTATGTTCGACCCATTTACTAGGTCATCAGTCTTTATACTCCCGATCACCTCTACCTCGTAGATGGAGATATTGTTTAGTAAGACTGCTTCTGTGTTTATTATCTCTATGCCGTAAGTGGTTGCTCCAGTAGAGTTTGCTAGGAACACCTGATTCCATTCGATAAATCCTGAAACAGCGTCAATATTATATGAAGATGTAACAGCACTACCATTAAATAGTATCTTGAGTTCAGTCTCGCCACTAGATGCAGATATGTCAGCTTTTATCCTGTAGTACTTGCCAGAGGTAACAGTAGCGTCTCTTGTCACTGTCCCGTTAGCAGACGTAGCTGTTATTGTGTAGTCAGAGGCATTATAAGCTATAGTTGCGTTGGTGTCAGTCCAATTAGCCGTGTCGTCTGAGTTTGCGTCATCGAAATCTATCGCACTACCTACATTCTCGTACATATCAGACAGAAATAACGCAGACGTATAAGCAACTACTACTCCATCGCCAGTGGCTAACTTCTCTTCAAACGCTCCATGTGTAGCGAATACGTTATAGCCACCACGCTTCTTAAGCACGCCCCTATCTGCACTTCCGTTCTGTATAGACGTAAAGGCATCCTTTGGGCTTATCCATGATTCTTTTGCTGTGAATAGTCCTGTATTGAAGTCTAGTATTGGGTATGGTTTATATGGCATATTATCTTCCTATTGCAAGCCATGATATAGTTCTAGATTGACTATCGCCGTTCGTTAATTGCACAGTTGTCGTTGTCAATAGCGATGCACCACACGCGTTCATATCTACTGAATCTGATTGATACGAAGCGTAAGGTTGGAACGCTACATTACTAAAGGCCGACAATCCTTCTGATGTGAAAGTTATGGTTGATGAAGTATTGGCTGAAATCGCTTTCTTTCCCCACTTCACTTCTAATGATCCTATGGCGATTTCTCCATTAGAACCAGAAGCACCAGTTAAGGCTGGTGGGACTACTAGTGACGCAATACTATCGTCAACGTATTTTGCATTAGCCAACTCAGAACTTCCAGCAGTAGGTGCTACGTCTGTTTTTGTCTTAGACCCATCTGCTACCGTTGCAACTCCGATGAGTTCTGTTGCACCTGTAACATCAAGCGTTCCGGATATTGCTGTATTTCCATCGGTATCGACCGTGAACTTGTCGGTATTAACATCAAAAGCACCGTCTATACCTGTTGCTCCTACGACATCAAGAGTCCCCGCGATAACTACGTCATTAGCCGTCACATCAATAGACGAAGAACCTAGCTTTCCATCAGACGTAAGCGTAACAGCATTCCCATCCTCAGACGTAAACTCAAGCTCTGGCTGTGTTCCAGAGTCAACAGCAGTCAAGTTGCCTTCGTCTGGGTCTGATGCGCCTGGAGATGATTGCTCTATGATATGAATGACTTGGTGCTTGCCTGACTGGTCGCCAGCAGTGACAAACTCATGGTCACTGTCTATAGCGGCTTCTAGGGCAGTGTTATTCGTGCGGATTAGATCATCAAGGTCTTTGGCCTTAATACCCACTCCTGGTTGTCCTTTATCCCACATATTAGTACCCCGCTATGTCTACTGTTCCGTCATTACCGTTAGTCGTACACACAAGAGCCATCTGAGAGTATCCCCTAAAGTCCACTTCTGCTTCACCGATATAATCATCAGCAGCACTAGCGAACTTCCATGTCGCAGGCCATCTTTCGTTAGAGATGGCTATCTGATCTGCAAACTCTTGACTAGCAACACTAGATACCTGGGTACCAGTCGTGACGGTAAGAGTGCCTATCCTGGTGTAATGGTCAGTACCTTTTCTAGCCGCTAGTACGTCATACACATTAATTGCGTCAGCCGTAGCACCAGTGAATCGCATGATTATTGCATTAGCATTGAACGGCACTTCAATTACTTGAACCGATGTACTGTCTACTACGCTTGCTATGTCTCTTGCACCAACAGCAGGAGTTGTCCCTGCGGCGGTAAACGCATACTTGCCAGCCTCAGACCACTCACTCCACGGAGTAAATACCTGACCTGGACCTGACGACATTCCGCCATCTAAACTTCTGTTATAAACTGTGTCATTAGCTCCCATTAAAAACTCCTACTGGCAAGTCTGTCCTTGCCGTCTTGATTTTGCTTTTTCCTGTTAACAAACCCAGTAAGTTTCTTATACATTCTGGTCTGCGTCGATATATCTTCGCCCGTTTCATCCATAATCTCTATGGCAGTTCCATAGGCAATAGCCCTACCCCATGACTTATCTAATGGGGACACTCCAGAAGTTAACTCGGCTGGTCTTTCTATTGAACCTGCCGTAAGCCTGTATATGTCATTTGGCTTTGGCCTCATAAAGACCTTGTTCTGCCATATCAATATAGCCTCTGGTACGCTTCTATTGTCAAAGCTTCCATCAGTGAATGTTACGGTTATGTCGAAAGCATCAAGGTCTGGGACGTTTGGTTCGTAGTCCTTATCTTCTCTTGTTAGCGTTATATAACCCATATAGGATAGCTCACTATCAGAAGACTCCGTAGCTTCTAGTGCGAGTCTTGCCGAGGCGTACCCAGTTCCATTACCAGGAGCAGGAGTTACGGTAACATCACCGCCTACGCTAATCTTTAGCGTCCATGCAGCATATGTATTCTGAGGCACTATATCACCGTTAAGAGCTACTTCAGCAGAATCTGTTGAGTAAGAATACCTATCTATCTGGTAATTAAAGTCATTATATTTAACTTTCGATAAATCAGACGTACCAATACCAATGCCTGGCTCCGTTACGTATTCTTCACGGTCGGGGTATCTAACGAAGAATGGGCCTTCTTCCTGAAAGAAAGAGAACTCATTAGACGGCAACCCATTGATTGTTACTGGCTGATTAAGCCTCAATACCGAGGCTGGGAGTTCGTACTCGCCGCTATCAGTCGCAGTAACATCAATGGTATATGTACCCTCGATATTAGAGACGCCTATGTCTTGCGAGAACCTCTGTGTATAAAAGTCGTTCACGCGATCATCTATCTCGCTGTCTGAGATTTGATTGACTGAGGGCCGTCCACTAACATTCCTCACTTCCTGTCTAATCTCTTCTAATGTCCATTCTTGTGCCATGACATTTCCTTGTTAAGAACTAGCAATTACGCCGATACCTTCTAGTGCTGCTATTACGAGGTTAAGCTGTGAGATGGCAGTGCCAGCGTCAGTAGCATCAGCTATTGCATCGGCCTGAACTACCTCTGTAACTCCGTACATCCCGATCTTATCGGTAACTGCTTCGGCAATAGCAACGTCGTCGCCAGCGCCAATGCCAACTACCCCCGTAGTCTCAGTATTAACTATAGACCTGAGTGTTTTTTCTAGAGCCGATGTTGGCTCGAGGTTTCTTGGTGTTATTTTATAAGCCATATTTTATTCCTTAAACTGGTATACATGCAAATCTGTTTCGTTCGCCAACTTTCCTACAAACCTGACCCTCTTCGGCGACTGGTTCATAGATGGGTTGGACCCTTGAATTAAGATGCTTCACTACTGACATTGGCAGTTCGTACACTCTACCATCCCTAAGCTCTGCATCAAAACCTTCATAATCAAAAGTAAGAGCGCAACCAGGAGACTCTGGGAAGGTAAACTTGACCTTCATTTTGTCTTCATTGGCAAAAGGCTTGTGTGATTTAACACGGGTAGCCTCTTTCGAGTACTCTTTCTCTTTAATGTCTATGACTTCCTCAATCTTAGCAATACAAATATCTCTGCCCGTTATATTAGACGCAATATCTACACTGAGGTTCTCGGAAGCCCACTTCTTCATTTCTCTTACTGTCATATCTTTTGGATCAAACATTTATCTCTCCTTTAAAGGTTGGGCGTAGGCCGAAACCCACGCCCGTTAAATCTATAGTCTTATTGGGTTAGTGTCGTCGCCATCGCCCTGATCTCTTGAACGATCATTCTGAGTTGCTTCATACACGCAAATGTCACCATTTACATTGACTGTTGCACCAACCTGGAATCCATTAACACCACGCTTAGTTACGTTCTGGTCCCTACATGTCCAGACAGCAGTATTGTCTGTAACCGTGTCACCTGGATTGGTTGGGAATGTTGGCTCAGTCGAGTCAGTTGTACCAGCCGTAGTCAGCTCGTAAACATAGTTGTTGTGTACGGTTGGTCTAATTACGTCTCCAACAGCAGTGGCTGTCCTTGCTGGAGTATATGCCGTCGAAGCTTCCCAATCGCTTACGTCGCCAACAAAGACCTGTTCACCGCTGTCTTTAGGTGAGTTAATTAAAACACCAACATCATCCGAAGACAATGCTATGATACCCGTAGCAGCCGTAGTTGGAGTGCTTTTAGTTCCCGCTGTGTCTAGTATAGCATACTGACCAGAAACAGCCGCTCCTGTAGCAGTAGCTCGTGACTGTATAATCTTATACCAGTCATATACTAATTCAGCAGCACCAAGGTCAATGGTGAGTTTAACGTGGTCAGGTACAAAGCCTACTTCCACATCCAATGCAACCCCATCTGGGGCTGTATAAATTGCACTTACTGATTTGCTCATAGTAAGTCCTTTCTATTTCTTAGTTACGTTAAGTTTCTGAATCCAGCTATCGCTAAGAATGCCGCTGGCTTCCCATCCCTTCCAACCAGACGTAGCACGCTGATTGAGTGGGTCATTCGTACCAGAAGAGCCAAAGCCCTTAAGGATATTGCTGGCATTTCCGCCACCTGGATTGATAGACGCATAAGCGTGCTGACCAAAGATCAACAGACCGTAATCGTCACCAGTCGCACCAGTTGATACGCCACTTGCGTCATCAGCCTCGGTAGACTGCAACCAACGAACATTACCAGTAGCACCCCACTCGGCAGGCATAACGCCAGTGCCGCTTGAGTATTCATTCACAGCACGGAAACCCTCGACTGTTTCAAGGTCGGGAATCATGTCTGTGTTCATAATGGCCCAGAACGATGCACGGATTGGAGCAGTCCCTACGCCAGTAGATGCGTTGATCTGTGGAGTGAAGAACATACCATTCTTACGGAGAATCTTCTGGACTACAGAGTCAATGTCTGCCTTATTGATCTGAGTAGCAATAGGAGAGCCACTAGTAGCAGTAGTTACGGACGCAGTGCTAATGAGTACATCTCTAAGCAACTGGTCGTAAGTTCTGTTCATCTGGTCCGAGAGCAACTGTGAGGCTACGTTCAGTGTTGGGTCTTCGACTGTCAAGTCAACAACGTCAGTAATGGAAACAAAGTCACCATACTGTTGCATTGTCATCAAGAGGTCATTCTTAGACAACTGCTTGCCGTTAGGCGTAACGCCTTCAGTGATAGGAGTCATTGCCGTTGGCAACTTGTCGTAACGCCTGAATTTAATGGTCGTCCCACCATTGGGGTTTTTAAATGGGCGGTTTTTGGTGTCTGCACCGACCATATGGACGAGTTTTTCTTTCTCTAGTTCAAGTAGAGCGCGGTCGTAGTACACCTGTACCGCTGCATCCACTTCACTTGTGGTTGTAATACTGTCTGCCATGATTGTTTCCTTTAGCCTTGTGCGAACCCACGAGACATGGATGCTATTTCAGCACCAGTCATATTTTGATACTTAGTCGAACCAGATAGACCACTCGTACTTCCGCCTACAGCACTTGCTGATAGAGGTCGTGTTGCGTTGTCTATTGCTGTATCAACCTGAGTCTTAGCTTCTCTATGCTCTGACGCAGACTTTACCTTCTTGCTCATCAAGCCAAACTGATATGCAGCCTGTACCCTTAAGTCTTCTGGTAACGAATTTACTAATGTACCAATCGTTGGATCGCTTTCGATTAACTGTTTAAAGTCCCCATTGAGAACTTCCTGTGCGTCTTGATGCTGCAATGCGAAGGCTGCCTGACCTAGCTGTGATTCAAGCTGATTCATCCGTCCCATGACCTGTGAGAGGTTATCCTTGTCGATGAGTTTCTGTTGTGCAACAGTAGCTATGTCGTCATCTTCCAGACCAAGTTCTTTACGAATATCAACTTGTGGCTGGTTGTTGGCTCTGATAGTTTCCTGTTGTTTAAACATTTCAGCTTGTTGTACGGCTAACTCTGCCTTTTGATTGGCAATTTGAGTCTTCTGTATCTCTGCATCTAAACGCTCTTTTGGAATCATTACTGGTTCCGGTGTTGTCTCCTCGGCGGCAGGAGTTGTTACGCCCGTTTGTTCGTCACTCATTCGAGTTCCTTTCTTGCACCGTCTTTACTACTGTGCTTGTCTTGCTTCTCTTGTTTCCGTAGCTCTTTGAGCATACGCCTCTCTACGTGTTTCGCTTTGTTACGTTTGTGCTTCTTCAACGCAATAAGCCTTATCTTTGTATTTTTAGCTAGTTTTACCATGTCTTATAGGAGCCAATTTTGAACTATTATGGACAAATTCATTCCCACCGTCATACCTACCCTGCATTGGGAAGTCTTTAGGTAGAACCCAATTCTTGCCGACAAAACCACTCCTATTGTCTACCTCAAACATCATAGTCCCCACAAGAGGACTCGTGGCAAGCATGGATGCCTGAATTGGAGATATTAACAGTATATTGGTCCTAAGGCAGTTCTCTTCCATTCCCAGTGTAACGACAATGAAGTAATGCTTCTTGTCTTTATTGGTGTTTATTACCTGCTGTAACTTCTTTTGCAGGTCAATCGACATCGCCTCAGACAGTTCTCTGTTCTGTGCTACCATTCGGCCCCTTTACTATCGCTAAAGCCTCTGCTGCTGCCTTAGCCGTCTTAACATTGGTTTCCTGTATCTCAGAGACAGTCTTTGCCCTGTTCAATGCAGAGTTAGTTTCATTCTCGACTGTCTGAGAGTTACGCTCCCTTGCTCTACCCAAGTCAGCCTGTATCTGAGCCTGAGCCTTAGCCATCTCGACCTGAGCCTGCTGTTGAGCAATCTTGGACTCTTGTGCCTGTTGCTCGGCTAAACGCTTCTCTTCGGCTGCCGTGGCCTCTATCAACTCGTCCTTCATAGTAAGAGGAGCGTGCTTGAGGATTACAGACCACGGAATAGGAGCGCCCTGAGACTTAAGCTCTGATAACTGGATAAAGAACATCTCTCGCTGAGAGTCCGTGATTATCGCTTCCTTAGGTAGACAATCGAACTTCATAAAGTCATTATTAAGCATCTCTGGTACTGGGTCTTCGTTTAGGATTCTTTTTATCTTCTTAGGAGAATAGTTCTCTTGGATAATCCTAGCAGTCTTACGTCCAATTAGCTTCTTAGCGAACTTGGCGTTGTCTATGAGGTCTTGGAAGTTGTTTAGACCTGCGTTCTGCCTTAGCCTCACGACCAGGCTGGATACCTCTCTGTTTGCGTCACCGAAGACCTCAGCGTTAAAGCCAGGTATCTCGGTAATCAACTCTCCTAGCATCTGGTGAACCAGAGGGATTGAAGCAGGCATCTCGGCTGCTCTTAGTTGTTCTACCGACGCCATGCCATTAGGAGCGTCGTCCTTAATAGCGATTACTTTCTTCTGACCAGACTGATAGACACTATCTTCGTCAACAAGAGAATTCTCGATATACTTGAACCCAGACTGTATCTGAGTCTCTGGTATGTCAATCATCTGGTTGATTCGTTTGTTGTCTGCCTTCTGAGGATCAATGTCTGCCCTAAGAAGACCCTGAAGCCTTCTTTCGTCGTCGTCTGATTCTGGTATATAATAACCCAGATATGGAGTAAATGGATAGTCACCAATTCTATTTGGGTCTTCGCCTGAGAATATCAACTCGCCTTCTAGGAACGTAGACATCGTTACCGTGTCAATAAACTTATCAAACACCTGAAAGCCAGGTAAGCCATTAGCCTGTCGCTGCTCATTGGCTTGTGCTACGGACTCATTAGTCTTACGCTTGCTCTTGAACGATCTCTGTGTCCTGCCAGTAGCTAAGTCAGCAATGAACACTGCCTTAATAATAACCCTCTTCCAATAAGCCTCATGAAGAAGCAAGTCGGAATCCCAACCCCTAGTAAGAGCAGGCATATCGGCCCATCTGTTTACTGAACCATTACCGCCTCTGAGGTCTTTAATCATCTTCTCTTTGCCTGGAAGTAACATATTGGCCTGAGCCTTAGTTATATACTTTCCAGTGCAGATGAATCCACAATCACTTAGGTCTTTCTTTTTGAATGAAGGATCGAGTAAGAATGAATTATGGGGTATTCTTGCGTAGTTTATATCGCCATTACGGTCTAGGAATGCCTCAACGAGATTCGCACCAGACATGATAGAACCAAACTCAAAGGCATCCGACATTACGTCATACCCATTAGCTGAGTTCATGGCGTGCATTACAAGTCCCGTCATCTGAGACGAAGCCTTGTCGTCCTCAAATCCAATGGGAGACATATCCAATTGAAGCCTATTCCTACGCTCCCATCCAGATACGGCATGACCTATCCGCTTTAGTCTGTTAAAGACGTAAGGAGACCTGTCGTTGTCCGTTAACCATTTTATCTCGGACTGAGTCCATTGGTCATTGATGTAGAACCTCATGTCCCTGTCGGCGGCGTTAATGAATGAACTCCAAGAGCCACTAGCTAGGTTATAGGCGTCTGCGTATTCGCTTTTTAGTTCGCTGTCTTTACTCATGCTGGCCTTCTATATTGATGTAATAACTCTCTATGCCTACTTTGAGACATATGTGAACCAGTAGTAAGTCTACATGCCTGAGCCAAATACCTAAAGGCATCAGCAGCATGAGAAGACCAATCGTGGCATGGCTTATCCATAAACGTCTCCATCTTGTCATTGTAGTTCCTGTGGTATGATTCAAGGGCCTCGATGCCTTTTTCACAGTTTTCCTTGTCAAAATAACAACGTGAAAGCAAAGCCCTAGCCCGTTCAATACCATCTTCTACCTTGGCCCTCTTTAGGACCGTTCCTTTAAGACCCAATGTAGCTAATATCTGTACCCTAGTACGAGCATTCTCGTCCTGTAATCTCTGTTTAGCATCGTGGGGGAGGAAGTGCCTTCCATAAGAATACTTACGTGACTTACCAACTCCCTTAACGAGGTCGGCATAGTACTTCAAGCCCTCTCCAGAAGCCTCGTGGTAGTCGAGAATGTGAATCTCATTACCAATACACTGAAACCACCATATAGAGGTAGAATCGCCTACACCCAAGTCCCACGAGGTGTGAACCTCAGCAGCCTCGTCGTGCATCAAATGACAAATCCTACCGTCATCCCATGCCTGAGAGATGTACTTAGAGTAATAGGAACCCTCAACACCAAGATCATAAGAGCAATAAAACTCCTGCAATATCTTCTCATCAGACATCCCAGAGTTACGCTCAAGCTCAATAGCCTCCTTGGTAATCGACTTAGTGTCGTCAGCAGTCAATAGCTGGTAGAACCACGAATCGTTATCCCTAGCCATCCTGTCTAGCTTATAGGCGTGATTCTTACCCCTAGGAGTCCAGTTAAATATAGCCCATCCGTCATTCTCAGCAAGAATCGGTCTTACATAGTCCCATGCCTGGGGATTCTGGAGTGAGAATTCACTAAACACACAGCCTACGGGGTTAGTACCTACGACGTCCAAACGGTCAGTACCGATTATCTGGAACAAAGAGCCATTCTTTGTCTTTATCTTCATTTCCTGGTTATTTACATTCTGGACAAACTCACTTGGTAAGTGGTCTAGGAACTTAAAGCCCTGCTTGTCCATGCCGTCCCAGAGAATCTTCCTTCCCATCGTCTGAGTAGGAAAGTAATAATAGTATATACCTACCCTCTCAGCCATCTGCTGGAAGCAATAGTTAGTAAACGTCTTATCCTTACCAGCACGACGATGCCATACGCATATAGCACGCTTCTTGCCCGATTCCATGGCCTCCCAGAAGGGAAGCTGGTAGTCTCTTGGTATGTAATTATGTGGTAGGGTTAAATTCATAGGCTTAGTTCACGTATTTTTTCTAATAGTGACATGGCTTGTGATGTATCAAGATTGTCCTTGGCTATACCGTACAGCACTAACATTTCAGATATATAGAAGTCTTTAACTGTCCCTTCTTTCATGTCTAAGTCTTTCTTATTTATCCAGTTACGAGTACCGCAATTATTACATGTTATCTTAGTTATTTGCATTCTTTCTCTCTCTCTCGTTAAATGCCTATAATTAGGTTCTTTAGAACAAAAGGTTCTGGAGTTCGTATAGCATGAATATGTAATTTGGAAGATGATAAAATGGGTTCATAACGACCTCTCAATGTCCTGAGGTATGTAACCAACCTCAAGCTCGTCGTATTCATCGCTTATAACCTTAAACTGAAAACTACCAGTAAGGAAATCATGATACGCACCAACTACTATAGCATCAGAAGGAAGGTCATAAAAGCCGGCTTCAACAGCGAAACCTATTAACTCATCCTCACTGAGTCTCATTATTTTAGTTCTTCTGACGTTTCTGCGTTCTCTACTCATAACAACTTACCTCTCTTATTACGCTTCCATGTCTTTACCTTGCGTTCTGGAAAGGGCCAATTCTTGGAGACCTCTCTCTCGTTACAGGGTCTTCTTGTTGAGCCTTTGCTCATCACGACAACCTATCATATCTGCGGAATAATATCCGCTTATCTTGGTTAGATTTTATATACAATATATCGTCATCAGTAAGGTACGGCCTAATCTTGTCAGTAATTTCACCGTCCACTATCTCGACTTTAGAGACTAGCCTACCCGTGTAGTATATTTGTTTCATTGTTTCTCTCCCTTAAACCACTTCATATCAATACCACTATTAAGCGATATGTCAGTACGACCCTCTAGGATAGATTCTTCGGTATTACCGCTTGCGAGCGAAAAGGCATATATGGGGTTTTCACTTACATACACCGGACCAAAGGAAGGACCAACTAAAGTAGCCTTCTCGCCGTCGTACCTAGCGTAAACTCCCTCTACCCTATCAACCTTACCGTCAAGGCAAGCGTTCATATAAGTGTCACTAGAAGTTTGTAATTGCTTGGGACTCATGGAACGCCTAGACTCACGCTTCGCCTCAGTACTAAAACGCGATTCCTTCTTTAGCTTCTGACGCATCCGGTATGCCTTCTGCTTTTCTTTTGCTGATAATGCCATCTCGTTCCCTCTCATGGTAACGTTTATGCTATCTAAAAGCACGCCTTACACTAGCTTAAAGTGCGATTTATGAACGCTGTTTTAACGAATAGGTATAATGGTGCCAACCGCCTATAAAAGCGTTACTATTTACTGTATTGTTTAACACCTAATTTGTCTTGTATTCGGTTTTTTGACGTCGATAATATTGGACATATCAATACATTTCATTCGAAACCGTTTCCGGTCCTACCCCCTTCGTTATGAGGGAAAGCCTACTCGTTTTTCACGCCTTATAAAGTGTCCCGCCTACTTAAGCCTTATTAAAGCGGGTTTATTGTCGAGGAATACCCTTGTATTGCGTGTGTTATCTCGTAGTTGTTCGGTCTTTGTTCGGTGTTACCCTTGTTACCGTAGTAATACCATGAACGCATACAAGCCGATTACAGACGTTTAACCCGTCTACCCTACGATTACCCCTGTTTACCTGGCTTTGCTGCTGGCACGTCTTGTGTGGCCTCTGGGAGGACGTGAGCCTCTGGTGCTACGTCTAATACTGGTTGATCGTTCACCTCGCTTGCTATTTGCTT